CTTGTGGTGATGCGGGCAATGTAGGAGTAGGAGATGTGCTCGACGCGCTCCATGCAGTAACAGCAATTGATATAGCCATAGTTATGCCTTTACAAAATAATTAGGTGATATATCTACATCCAATTCGCCTGCGCTATTTGCGTACCCAACGGCTCGGACAACATCACCAGTTGTGAATGATGCAACACTTGAAACGATTTCACCAGCGACGAGCGACATAAACATTTGGTCGCCTGCGGTCATTGTAGGAAATACTGCATCAGCACGAATTTTTCCGCGCCTCAAAATCTTTGTAGCACTTCCATCGCCTGCGGCGGCAAGGATACAAAAACCGGCTTTACCTTTTGCTGACGATGCGGCATCAGCATCAGACTTGACCCATTTCGAGGAACTGTTGAATATGCAAATATTCCCAAAAGACAAAGCCTCGCCAGCAGTTCCATCCTCTGCCTCAACAGCACAATATTTACCATCAGCGGATAATGAATCGTCCAGAGTAAATGCAATGTTCTCAGGAAGGTCAACGCCAAAAATAAGCGTCAGCATTGCCGCGTAATCAGCCGCAGTAACAAGGCTTGAACCGTTTGCGCTCATTCCAAGGTTTGTACGAGCGGTCCCGGCATTTGAAAGGTCGCTCAGATTGTTAGATGCCAGCAACGCGCCAGACAGATTGTGTTCAAGTACAATCCAACTTGTTCCGACTGATGCCTCTGTTCCGCCAGCATTATCAGCAGTAGCAATGTAAACATCTCCAACATCAACCGACTTTCCACTTGCTCCGCCCACCTTACCTGCCACACTCACGACATAAGAATCGCCCTTCGATGCAGATGGGTAGTTTGGATTTGAACTTGCATCAGTAGAACCCTTGAAATCAAGCAATCCAGTAACAGCATTATCAACATAGGTTTTTGTTGCCTTTGCGGACGGAATTGTGTCGTGACTTGACGAAACACTGGACAGGTCATCATCAATAACAATGGCCGTCACCGTGCCGCCAGCGACACGGCCCAACACAGTCTGCTCAGTAAGCGCAAGAGCAGATGGAATCGCAGAGCTTCCGCTTGCGTTTGCGAGGACGGAGTTAGCAATTTGTGACGCAAGACCAACAGACAATGGCCCAACGACAGAGCCAGCATCATCAACATAATACAATCCGCCAGGCTTAAAATATAAACTCCACACGCCAGTCGGCGGAGTTGTGGGGTCTGCGGATTCCTCTGCAATAATTATCTTAGCCATATACAAGACTCCTTTTGTTTCTTCTGTTCTGCAAAAATGAAAAAAAACGTTTTGTGTTCGTTGCGTACTCAACGGTTATGACAGGGCGATATTCAGCGGTCGTGTTTTCATTTGAAGCATGAGATATAAGGTCGTACACCTGAGTGTCTTTGAATAAAACGATTCCATTATTGGTATATGTACCATCATTGAATTTTTGCATCTCATCAGGGTCAAGGCTCATCGTAAAAGAATGAGCGGAATTAAGGGTTGGGCTTGCCGCCTGCGATGCGCTTCCTATAACAACTGCGCCATCATAATCGCTTGTGGAATTAGAGCATCCATTCGCTCCCCAGTTATTTCCAGTTGAGTAGATATGCCATGTGCATTGAGCAATGTTCACGCTTTGCAAAATTCTGTGTGCATACATGGTTCGTGCGTTGTCAGAATTATCCAAAATAGGCGTCATCTTCAACGTTGCTGATGTGATTATCATTCCAGACACGGGGGAGAAGTCAGGAATAATAATCGCCCGCGTAATTGCTCCTGTGGGAGTTGCACCAACTGACAAAAACTCACTGCCGCTTGTGTTTGTGTTTTCAACAGAAACACTACTGCCCATGTGCGCATCAGACAAAGATAAATCAACACTAGGCATTATGCACTCTCCGCAGAGATACAACGCCATTTTGACGTAGCAACATTCCAGCGCAAAAGCACCTCCAATGTTTCGGTGTTCGTTGTGCCAGATGGTAGAGAACTTAACCCATCTTCAAATGATGCACCCCATACAATAGAGCGTGAGGCTGTGCCTGTGATAATGAGGTAAAGAACTTGATTGCGAGTCGGTGTTCCTGAAAGGTTCGCGCTCATCGAAGTGATGTCGCCCGCAAGAGCGGTTATCTCGTAACTGTCGTACAGGTCTGTGTTGATCGCTGGGGTTGTTGATGATGTCGTGTTTCCTGCGCGATCAATGGAGTCGTTTCCTTCGATGATAACCAAGTCAGAATCGCCACTCAGCGTAATATCGTAAGAACCTGCATTAATGTATCCAGCGGTAATAAACGCCTCGCCATCAGCAAGAGCGAAATTTGCGGTAAGGTTTCTTTGAAAGATTGCAGATGCGCCACCGCTTGCGTCCAGGGCGCTCCAGACCCACGCAGAGCCGATATATGCACCACGTTCCGCTGTGTCAGTGGCAATCGCCTCCATGCCCTCGAGGGCGCTTGTCCATGCTTCAATTGTGGCCTTTGTTCCAGTAAAGGCAATTTGGGGAGTCATTGCCACGTCTTGTGTTTTCATAAAAACTCCTTAAGCCGTCTTCTGAATCCACAATCCGAAAATCGTGGCATAGTAGGCGCTTGACGATGGATTCTTTGATTCCATTTTAATTTTTATTTCGACGCTCCCGCCCGTGGAAACAACACCACCAGAGATTACGCCGACTATCGCAAGTGGCGTCCCGTAACTATCATAGGTTCCAACTTCAACGCCATCTAAATACCAGTGATAAACGCCTCTGTTGGTGTCCTTGATGTCAGAGATAAGCAGGTTGTAGGTGCCTGCTGGGAGGATGATATTCCAGACGGCCTCGTCGTTGGCTGCTCCAGAACTTTGATACCAGACGCCGTACCCGCTCCCTGCTTGTATTGTGAATCCAACATTGCTATCAGGACCGATACAGGGGAGTGTATAGCGGTCAAGGATCGGGGCGCCTTTTATAGTCACCTGCCCGCCACCGTCATCTACAACCTCTGCGTTCTCAACAACAATCGTGCTGACTCCACCGACCGTTGTTGTTCCGTCGCTCACGGTGATGGATGACGACCCGCCGCCTCCACCGCCAGTGCTTGACGATCCAGCGAGAGTAACAGAAGATGCGCCGTCGGCCACTTCCGCGATCTGCATAATGAGCACGTCACCGGAAACGAAATCGGTTATCAATGGCGTGAATGAAGCCAGATTGTCGGTGTCTGTTCCCGACATTACTGGCCGATTGTCGGTGTACAAGTCTGTGAATATAGATACGTCTGCGCTTCCGACGCGCCGAAGCAAAACATCGAGAACGGTCTGACCGTAAATGTCCCCAAGTTCCTCGAGGTACATTGTCCATTCGCTAATTGTTGTCGGCTGAGTTATTAGTATTGGCGAAGTTGCTCTTTCGGAAACAACAAGGCGACCGTCTGCGTAAAAAGATGTGGCGCCACCTCCACCACTGCTGCCACTACCTAAGAGAATCCAGACAGCGGCTCCCTCATCGTTATTCTTACAAACGTATATGTCGTCAGTTAAGGAATCATTCCAGTGATCGTCAATGCGATAGCCTTCGCTTGAATCATCGTTTGCGTCTGGAGTGCCCGATCTTGACCACCTGCGGATATATATAGGATCGGTGTAGGTCAGGTCAGGCGGGAATGTCTCAGGCTTGCCAGTTATCGAGGACCAATCAACTGAGGTGGCAAGGCCGCCAGAGGCAACCCCGGTGAAGCGAGTGTCGAAAATGTCAGAGTCTTTCTCCGTTGCAATGATGCGGAGTTGCCCAAAGTAGCATTTCAGCGCAAAGCAGGAAGCCTTATCGGATGCGGGATGGGGGATATTTTCAGGTGTGAGCAATTCCCTGCTTGCCAGCGTGTCGCCGTCTCTTAGCGTGATGGTTTTGTCCTCGGCAATTTCAGCAAGGACCCATCGAGCACCCGACGATGGAATGTGAGACGAAAAATCAACGTCTCCGTTATTTTTCGTGTGGTACCCATTCAGAAAGTAATTAAATCCTCGAAGGCTTACGATCATGCCCGTGTTGCTTTTTGGGTACGCAAGACCAGGAAGTATCTGATCGTGCGTGATCCACACAGGGTCGTAGCCCCATCGCTTGTGGCTGATCTCAGCATGATTGGCAACAGGGGGATACGGTGGATCGAGATAGGCGTTTACCTGCCGTAGCACCTGCAATAAAGTAGAGTCTGATGAAGACTTGTCATAGCCAACAACCACAAGTAACTTAGCCTGATTCGGAACTCTTGTGTTTCTAACAGTCAGTTCGGTTTTGTCGTGGCGAATCACCCAAACATTATTTTTTTTATCAGCCTCAACGACTCCGCTCGCGTTTCCTAGAAATGCGACAAACTCCCATTGCTCGTTGGGAGGTACAAGTATCTGCATACTTTTGGTTAGATCATTGAATGCTGTCATTTCACGTACCTAACAAATGATATGTTAATCAGGGGTGCAATGAAAGAAAGATTACCCTCCATGCTTTCCCATGTTTCTCCTACGTCTGGAGTGAATCGAATTGCAGTTCCGCCAGCAAATAGGAAACGAAAATCGTCCGCGCAGTTATCGACGGACCCCGTGCCTGCTGGCATGGTTCCGCCCATCGACTCCCATGTGTCTCCACCATCAAGTGAGCGATATGGTGTGCCGAGGCCGGTATCGGATGCCATGATAACAGTTCCGGTTGGGGATGCGGCCATTCCCTGACCTCCACGGGGATTAGGGAATGCGTCATCACTTCTGGTTTGAGTGAATGGATTTGACGATCCTTTGTTATAGCGGCCCGCACCTGATCCATCCCATTCAAACCACGCATTTTGAGTTCCAATTGGAATCCCTCTGCGGTAGGTGAAATCTTGACCAACTGCCGTTGTCGCGTCTCCGGCTTCGAGACCCGCGCTGGCGTCGGAATTGAAAACGACATAATATGGCGTCGAAAATACACCAGTGAGGTCCCCGAAGTGAACCCAATATCCACCGGCGTAAAAGATGCACTGGCCTTGCATTCCCCAAAACGGCCTACGATAATGAATGGTGTGCCCCTTCGCGGAGTATGTCGCGCTGTCAGTTTCGTAAAGATCGTAGGCGTCGTTGAGGCCAGCAGAGAACACAACGCGGCACGACTGAAATGGGTCATGCCCTATTGCTGATATTTCAAAGCCAGCACCAATATCGTTTCCGGTAACCAGAGTTTTGAAGGGCCACCCGATCCCGGCGGCTACGTGAATACTTCCGCTTGAGTGAACGCTATGCACCCAAACCTTGCCATCCGGGGTCAGGAACATATTATTGATTTGAGAATACTCATCCTCTGTGAGACCGTCGTTCATTGGATTCCACTCTATGTCCGCAACGTCATCGGCATTTCCGTTTTCTGTATAGAAAACGCCTTGATCTCCTGCGATTACAACAACCGTCGGCCTCTCTCCGGTTGTCTCTGTTGGTGGAGTGATAACAATCGGAAGGGGCGGAGGGAGTACGCTATTGATCGGAGGATTGACGATTTCAATAGACTCAATCACGCCAGGAATGTCACCTGTAACATTCAGGTCCTCGAAAGTTTCAGCCTCAAATTTTACTGTTGTAGAAAAAGAACCAGCCTCTTCATCCCAAGCAATAGAGAATGACCGAGGAACGATGTTTATATCCCGGTCAATTCCACGGATGGTATCAGACACACCGATTGTAATGTGACCATACTGAGGCGGAAAAAGAGTGAACATTCTATTGTTGGACGCGAGTTTTATCTGAATGTCAGGATATACATTGTTTTTCCATCCAGAGAGCAAGCCGCACAGTTCATTTGATTGGTCCTGAGACAAGAGCAAGATGCGCTCCATCATGAATACACTTCCGAATCTTCGGAAGACTCTGCCGGGGGACAGACTGAAATAAGACTTTCCCTTGCCTGCTTTATCAACGGATATTCCAGAAAAGAACAGTTGTGAAATTTCCGGGACGGTAGCCCTGTTGATCGTTATGCTCTCTTCCCATTCGTCGTAATCGAACGTCTGAATCACAGGGATTGAGGCTCGATCTGCAACCGGCGTAACCTGCGGATCAATGGATACAAAAAATCTACCCATCGGGTCAAACCCCGGGGACGCAAAAATACTCGCGCTCGCGATCTCTGCAATCTGTCCCCAAAGGGACGAATTTGGGGACTTCGCAGCAGAGATAAACCTGCTGTCTCCGGTGAGTGTCACGTCATGGGTTGCGGTCAGGGTGGTCCGCCAGTGGAGGAAGTGATACAAACCTTTATCGACCGTCAGTTCTGATACCTGAGTCCACTTCTCGGGAGTCTTTCCAGTAATGCCTACACCTGTCGGAAATCCGTTCATCTTTTCCATCCAGTGCTGGGCACCGTACACAGAAAACTTAACGGTTCCTCCTTCTGATGGATTCCACTCGATAGTTTCGAACGCCACCCATCCCACGGCGACTATATTCTCGCGGCCTTCTAATTGCCCAATGGAAACCCGGTGATCTCCGTAGTAATCTTCGGTGAACAAGATGATCGGTGCTCGATCCCGCAGGCTTTCTCGCTCTACTTGACCAAAGAGTGTCACGTCAAATGAGATTCCGCCCTCGGAGTAATCACCTGTGATCTCGCTTACTGAAAACTCTGTGATCGGCCTGTGGCTAGAATCGTAAACCTTGATGTACCTGTATCCCGTATATTCAGCACCGGCCGCACTGGTAAGGGTCAGGGCAACTCGAATTTGCCCGCCCGTTGGGTACGAGGAAATTGTTAGCGTTGGGTCATCGGTTGTTTCATCTGACATGGTGCCAGCGGTTGCCGTCCAACTCCACGAACTGATCGTAGAGTCGAACACCCACGATCTATCGGCCTGTTTGAATAAGACCGTGGCAGGGTAGGCGTCAACATCAACGACCGCAGGACATCCCATAATTGGGATTGGATCAAAAACAGTGTGCTGATCGACGTACTCAATATCTCTGTCCATGAAGACTGTTTGGTCGTTAGAGATAAATAAATGCTTTGCCCAAATTCCCATTTCGTCAACGATGGTCACGTACAGGTCATTCGCAAGGGCTATCTCTGACTCTTCGCCAATGGCAATCAGTGTTTCCGTGATTGGCTTCCTCAATCTTGCCTGGCCGTAGTCGTAACGCCCTGGCTGGCTTCCGATCCATACAGTCATGCCCGGAATTGCATCTGTGTAATCACCTGTTGGGGTGTCGTATAAAAACTCATACACCTGATCGTGTGTCTCGAAGTCCTGCGCGATCATGCAAGAGAAAACGGTAGGGGGGTGTTCAGAGAATGCGAGATACTTCCGCGAGCGTTGTGCTGGCTCACGGAGTCTTGATAATTGCTCGACAGAGATTGGAGAGATTGGGTTTGTCATTTTACAGAGTAGCCACTGATACGACCTTGAAGAGAAGCGAGAAGTTCAGGATGTAATCGCCGGACCAGTTATGAGGTGGCGGGGGCCAGAACATCATCGTTCTGGCACTTATCCATTCGTTGTTGTCGTTTAGAGTAATTGCGTAAACATCATTCGAGTACATGGATGTACTCGGGCAGAATGTCCTAAAAAATGCGACATCATCCTCTGAAACAAACGCCCAATTCCACTCGAAGTGAGGCCATCCGTAGCCTTTCACGCCTTGATCTCCAAGAGTCCGAACTTTCGTGTGAGGCGTGTACATGTGCTGCGGAGCAGGGATTCCGAATTGAAAGAGGTACGAGAAGTCTCCCGGGCTTGCAGTTAGAGAGAGTGCAAATTTTTGTCTCATTGGTTATCGCTTCCTTTGGGCCTTTTGGATTGCAAGAGCGACAGATGCGAGCGTGTCTTCTTTGATTGCATTGCGAACATGAAGCGGAACATCACCACCGAAGACTCGGTGATCTTCCCAAACAATACTTACGCCACTTCCGCCTTTTGCGGCATTGGCAATATTGGCTTGCGTCAATTCCCCACCGACTGCCCTTTCGAGTAGTTTGGTGGTTGGACGATCAGCGGTGAAGCCCGGTCCAGATCGTGTGCTGGTGTATCCGCTTTTTGACGAACTTGACTGCGCGGGTCCGGCACTGCTTTGGACACTGGCAAGGTTCTTCATGTGCTGGTTTAGGTCGGCCATGATGATGTCGTAATACTGGCGGCGCAAGGCTACCTCCGCCTGTAAATTTGTTCCGAGTTCTTGAAGCGCCTGACTCGCGGCGATGACCCTCTCTCGGCGCTCGTCTTCGAAGCGACGGCGCAGGTCATCCAGTGCCTCACGGGTTTGTCGATCAATCTCTTTTTTGCGCTCTTCATAGTTTGCTTGAGCCTGCTTTTTGTCTTCTTCGGCCTTTGCGCGGGCTTCGATAATCGCCTGCTTTGCACGTTCCTCGGCTTCTGCTTTTTGCTTTAGGTACTCATCTTCGCGTTGCTTACGCTGTTCTTCGTAATTCCTTGCGGCTTCCTCAAGTTGCAATCGCGTGTTTTCCCTGGCCTGCTCAACGGCCAAGGCGATACCTTCTTCAATTTCGTTTTTACGCTCTTCGTATGCCTTGTTTTCTTCATCCAGTGCATACGCATCGCGTTCGTCGATAATGCCCTTGAGGTTGCGCTGGTGCTCTCGTTCCAGTTGCTCAAGGTCGCGTTTGCCCTGTTCTTGTATCTGCTCGATCTCACGTTGCCCATTAGAGACGATCTCGCTGCGGGCCTGTTGGTACTCTTTTTCTGCTTGAAGATTCGCATCGTTGAAACTGGCCTCGAGGTCCGCAAGGGTTGACTTGAGTTCACTTTGGATGCTGCCAATCGCCCTTGTAAGGTTTTGGGCGATCTCTGCCATCGTTGACGCAAGTTCTCGATTGGCATCATCAAGACTTCTACCGGATTCGATGAGGATGTCGCGGCGATCATCAGCAAATTTTCTTTCGGCTTCTGCCTGTTCTTGAGCAAGGTTTTTCAGGACCTCGAATCCTGCTGCTTCATTTTCTGCCGTATTGCCAAAATCCTCCAGGGCGCCCGCGGCTTTATTGGCACCGTCAACGACTCCCTGCCACGCAGGGTCTCCCTCTTTGATTGCACCAAATACGCGACCGATAAGATATGTGAAAACCAGAGTCTTACGCTTCGCCTCTTCCTCGTCCATGCCGTTTGCGACGGCAATTTTTTCCATGCCTTGACCGGCAAGATTCGCACCACCCGCTGCGATAGTTCCAAAGCGGGCCTTGCCTGTGTACTTCGCAATCAGGTCATAGATAATTGTTCCAATTGTTGCGCCTGCCACGATCACAGCAAGGACAGTGGCAACGGTCGCGGCAATCGAGGCCGCACCTGCACCGACGCCACCAGCGAGTATTCCTTTCCCTGCCGCGCCTCCGGGGACCGCCTGACTCATAGCCATCTTGTTGACTGAGGCTTCAAACCTTCGAGTCGCAAGATCGAATTCAGCGTTGGCCGCAAGATACTTGAAATCAGCAACGACTCTGATGCCTCTGGATAAAAGAACCAGAGCACCACCGATGGTCGCTGCAATCGCACCTGCCGCAAATATTGCTTTCGCAACCTCTGGATTGGCTTCAAAGTATTTCGATGCTTTTTCTGCAACACGAGACGCCGCTTCAAGATAGGGCAGGACTGTTTTTTCCCAAGCCCGGCCAATTCGCTGTGTTGATCGCTCGATGCGCTCTTGCGCTTTCAACCATGCCTTTGTTGTTTCATCTACCTTGCCTGTACCTTGCTGGCGCTGCGCCTCTCTGTTTGCCATGGCGAACGCGCCGCCCACAATAGCGGTTCCAGCAATAAGTAACCCCTGCCCCATTCTTGCTAATCTTTCAGAGGTATTCGCTAGGCGGTTGGCTTCTTTTGTTTGCTCTTGATACTTGCGAAGAATTTGACTCTCGATTTCCTGGCGTCTCTTCTCTCGCTCAAGCAATTCATCCTGTTTTTGCCTGCGCTCTCTGTCAGCACTGCGCTCGGCTTCCATTCTTTGATCCGAAGCGCGGGAAATCTCTTCGTAATACTCAAGGTTTTTACTCTTGAGCATTTCAAGTTCTTCTGCTTTTTTCTGCGCCTCAAGTGCTGGTCTTTGTGCTTCTTCCTGCATTGCAAGACGGCGCTCCCGCCTTGCCTGCAACTCCGCCTCTCTTTGAATTCTGACTCTTTCTGCGGTTTCGGCTTTTAGAATCTTGTCCTGCTCTACAAGCTCCTTCATCTTTTCAACAGTAACGCCATTCCATTCAGCCAGAGATTTCCAGCGTTCTATATCCTGCTGCTCAGGCGAAAGACTATGAAGGTGATCTAATTGTTTTTGTATTCGCTCGTCCGGGGACATCTCCGCCAGTATTTCCTCTGGAGTCTTGATCCCTTTCATGACGCGCAAAACCTCAGCGTCTCGCTCTTTTCTTGACTTTCCTACAAGACTGACTGCGTTCCAAGGCACCTCATCTTTTGAACGAGAGTTAACAACGGCGCTTCTTTTTGTGGCCTTTTCAAGAGCGGCCGCCTCTTCTTCGTAAGCCTTTTTTCGTTTGCGAGAATTTTTTACAACAGTTTCCGTCTCGGTAGTATCAACCTGAACCGACTGCGACTTCCTGGACTTCTTTCCGCCAGCAGGCGTGTTGACACCAAGCGAATCAATTTCGCTCTGAACTTCTTTGATGCCCTTGATAGCCTTTTTCTTTGTGGCTTCGTCAAGTATGAGTTTAAGTATCAGCCTAAAGTCGGTCATTCGCGAATCCTTTATCGCTTATCTTTTCTGACCTGCGCAAGAAGTTTTTCAAACAGGGCGTCAACGTACAAGACTCCATCCGTCAGTTTGCGCGGCTGGAGTCTTAGTACGCTGGGTGGTATTCGCTTACCAGTGGCGCGATATTGTAGCCATGTGTGGCGAATTTCCGTAAACTCTTCCAGAGTGATGTCAGTCGTCAGCGGAAAAATTGCTTCTTCATCATCCTTTGGGATCAGTTCAGCGAGTTGCCGCCTTATTTCTTTGGCGTCTTCCCTTTTTTTTTAAGGACTACTTTTTTCTCGGCATCGGTAAGAATTCTCTCGATGTCGTTCATCCACTCAAACCAATCATCGTTGAGTGACTTAGCGCTTACGATCCACGTTTCAATGTCGCTTCTACGCATGGTGTTCTTGAATTCATCCTCGGTCGGAACGTCTCCTGTTGAGCAGGACACCAATGCGGCGTAGGTGTTGATGTACGTCAAGACCGCAAGGGAGGTCGGACCTCCGTCGTCAGCCTTTAGCCGTCCGTACATTTCGGCTATTTTGCGTGTGCGCTCTTCGTTCATCTGGTAGGAAGATTCCCATACGGTTATCTTCCTACCAGATAAATCAAGTTCTGTACTGAAAAGAGGGATGAAGTTTGCTGACATTTTTAGTCGTTGCTCTCGGTCTGGAAGAGGATAATAACTTCGGTGCCGCTTGCCTGACCAGCGTCAAAGGTGATTCCGTTGACAGTTGGAGTGTAATCGGCAGGGTCAACCAAAGTCGCTTCGTCGTCAGTTGGCGCCGCAGTGAATACGACCATATTGTCTGTGCTTACTGCGGGCATGTTGGCAGGAAGATCGAAAACAGTTGTGTTTGATCCAGAGACAAAAGCGGCAATGCGGGGAATGTAATCACCAAAGCCCGAGAAGATACCAGCTTCGGATGCGCCTGTTTCTGGTACGCCACTGAACAGATCGTAGATGTCAGAGAGCGGGGAGAGGGGAGCGCCCCACAGGTAATTTTCTGACGGGTTGATCGTAATGTCAAAGCGCATGTCAATCGGGTCATTTCCAGCGCCCGGCAGGATCGGAACCATGCGAGAAGACGAGATCATGTGATAGTGGTAGCCCGGGGTGGAGGTGCGCCGAGAAAGAGCGTCCTGCCAAAGAATGAGACCAACCTGCTTTTCCTTGCCCTGCAAGTCGGTGAGGTGCGGGAGCATTTTCAGGCCCGCAATTTCCTTGATTGTCGTTCCGGTCAATGCGGCAATCAAGTCAAGGTCCTCCGCACCCACCGCGAGTTCCGCGCTGGCCGCTTCCTGTCCGGGGAAGATTTGAGTTTTCAAAAGGCGATCATTCCCTGGGTGTGGAACCTTGCGAGGCTGCGGAAGAGTCGGGTTGTAACTCTTCGTGGCATACATGGAAATCCCGGTGTATGCGACCAAGCCGGTACCTTTCGGTCGGCCCTTGCTGTTGAGAAGATACACGGCGGCATTCTGCAAGCCTGAGTAGACAAAAGTATTTTCCATTTTCGTTCTCCTTTATCGCCTGATAGATCAGGCTTTGTTGATTTTGAAAGTTACGGCTAATTGCATCGTTTGGCTGATGAAGATGGGGTCGCTCGGGGCGTCCTCTTCTCCGTAAGGAACAGGCTCGCTATCACCTGTAAGCAATACTTCCTTGACGCCAGCAGTTCGATTTAAGTTTCTTCCAACCTGGCTCACGTTGAAAAGGTTGAAAATATCCGACCGAAAGCGCCTGAACCGACCCCATGTGTCCTTTGTGTTTTTTTTGAATCTTACAAATATTTCAATGGACACATTCCATACTGTTTCGATAACTCCAGTTCCGGCGGACTCTGTTGGGAATGACCCCGGATATGTCAAAAAGAAGTAATCAAAACCAAGAGACAAAACGGAATCGTCGCTTTTTACGACCTGCTTGTCTGGTTGCGGGAAATACTCAAGCCTATTTTCTAGGTGCTCCGCCACAAGTGCAATGACGGCGCTCTCTACTGCATCCTCGAAGTTTGGTATTGTCATTGCTTATGTCCTGGAAAGTGCATTCCTGACCTCTTTTTGCGTCTGCCTCGGAAGCACCTTGAGTATTGATTCAACGACTTTTCCAATAAGAGGCCATCGACCCTTGTGGATTCTGGACTGGCCTTTCTTCTTGAAGTCTCCAGCAATAAAGCCTGCATACTTCTTGTTATTGAAGGCAGAGTACCCTCCACGAATTGCCTTTGATTTCCACGCTGCGATATATGCGCCGCGTCTCTTGTGGGGAATGCCACCTCCAAAACCTTTCGTGGCAAAGAACGCTCTTTTTTGCTTCTTGCTGTCCCATTGGATCGGGTAAGTTGGCTTCTTGCCCTTAACGCGCATTGATCGCACAACACTCGCAGACGACTTTCGAAACGAGCGAAGGATCGCAGACTCCGCGTTCGGAATAACGTCTCCGAGACGGCGCATTACCAGACGCTTCCCGTCAACAGTATGAGACATTCGAATTGGAACAAGCGCCATTAGATCGTGTCCATAAACGCAGAGGTCTTTCCTATGGAACTTGTCGTAGTGCGCTCACCAGCCGCGAGCAATCCAACCTTATTCGAAGATACCCATGTGTTGAGTTCTGCGTTTACGGTTCTGATCGGAGATGTGCCGGACTCCATGGCTTTTTTGGTAAAAAAGCGACCAGACTTATGAGCGGCGTGGCATAGATCAGCGACAACACCTTCAACCTGAGACGCTGCACCAGCAAGGCCCGCCACGGTTGTCAAAGGTGTAATAAACCCCTCCCCATTAAGGGCAAGGTCAATCACACCTGACATTTGCGTCATCCATGTTTCGACTTGCGTCAGAGACGGAATGGACGCGCCATCACCATAAATATCACCGTCGGTGAATTCTCCGTTTTCGGTCCACGTCAATGCAAGAGCGGCGACGTTGCTGATTGATCCATAGTAGGCCATAGTGAAACCTAATAGACGGGGAGTCCATGGACTCCCCGTCTCAATTGACTAACAGCCTGTGACGTGAACAATGCCACAAGCATCGTTGGCATCGTGCTTGACGCGGACAGTCAGAGCAGTAAACACACGGAAAGAAACCATGAAGCCGCTACCGTCTTCCCACTGCACCGGGGTAGTCCCCTGCGCGACACCGAGGTCGGCAACGTCAGGGGAGAGTTGCCACACGATCATGTGACCGGAGGTCAACTTATCGGCGGGCTTAAGGAACGAGAGGCCCGGGATCTGCGCGACAATGGCAGCCATTTCAGAAACAGCGGTATTGGTAATCAGTTGGTTTACCTGGCTGTATTGATCGCGAGCCAGATACACGCCAAACGGACCTGGGTATCCAAGAGCCTGCAAGAATCCAATCGCGCCATTGATGGTCTTATAGGCGTTACCACTGGTGCCAAAGTCACCACCACCGCAATCAGCGGAGGTCTTTTGAAGGCGCTGGGGCTTTGTGGTCAGGCCATAAATAACGTTACCGCCAAGGCTTTGTGTGTCACCATTGAAGATCAAGTCATCGACTTTATCCTGAACGCGACGAGTGGCAACGCGGGCCTGTGTCGTGTCGAGGTTGCCGGGGTTGGGGCCGCGACGGGAAGCCTCGAGGGTGCGCAGGGAAAGCGAGAAGTCCTTGAAAATCAAAGGAACGGGGATGCTCTGCGGAGTGAATTCAACCGCATCGTTTTGCCCACGCACGATACCCTCCATGTTCATCTGAGCAGGAGTCATGTCGCTGAGTTGTTCATAGGTGGAGATTGTCACACCAAGGCCGTCGAGGGGCTGGGTCAACCCAAGGCGCAGGAAGTCATTGAGGGCAACATTCGGCTGACGGACCACATCAAGCACGGCGGCGTCAATCTGTTCCCATTCATAGCGACGCAGGAGAGCGTTTTGCACAACAGTTTCCTGACCGTTCGCGAAAACCACGGGCTGATTGCGCTTGTTGAAATACGGACGCATCAAGCCCACATCGAGAGCACCACCAGAGGCGGCCCAAGCATTGAAAATAGAAGTCATTAGAGCACCTCCACCTTAATACGAACCGCTGCACCGCCAGTGCCCGGATCGTTGTCGATGTCTTCAAGGGCGCGAGCGACCGGGTTGGTGCTCGACACCTTTAACGTACCATCACCATTGGACGCAAGCAAAGTACCGGCACCCGTAGTGTCGTTACCAGAACCAGCGGCCAGCCATGCGTACACCTCGTCACCAGGGCGGCAGTAGGCGAGGAACACAGTTTCACCATCGGTCTCGTAGACAGTATTAATGTTACGGCCTTCGTAGATCGAGTTTTGAATCGCAAACATCGGGGCCGCTTTTCCGGCGGCAGTTGCGTGAGGTTTGACCTCGTTGGTCAACGTGCGCTCACAGAGGTAGCCCGGGGTGATTCCGCCATCGCCATACACATCAAGCGCCTGCAAGGGAAGTTCCTTGTAGATCGGATCACCTGCAAGGATGATTACTTTCGGGGTTATCGATGAGGACATTTTTACGCCTCCTTGCCATTGGCAGAAAATAACGCCAGCATGTTCGGGGTCGCAAGCGGTTTATCGTCTGCGCTCGAGTTGTGGACGTATCCAGCGCCAAACGCCGCGTAGTTCACTGGCACAAAAGAGGCGGCCAGTTTCTCAAGCACGTCGAGTGACATTTGATTGAGGGTCGCTTCGTCGAAGGGGTTTGCGGAATTCTGCATAACCTTCTGAATGGCGGCCTTTTTTGCGACATCCTGCTGGGAAGCCGCGTTCTGCACAATTGTGTTCAACTGTGCTTGCATTCCTGCCACGGCATCAGGGAGTTTCGAGAGGGTCTCAAGGGTTTGAGTAAAAGCAACGACGCCGCCAGCATTCCGCACAACTTCGTTGAGTTGTACCAAGCCTTCAAGAGTCTTGCCGTCACCATCACCAGTGAGGACCAATGAAACAGAATCGCCGTCTTCCGAAGCGGTCTTGACGTTGAAGCCGAGACTATTCAGGAATGTTTGTAGTGCGGGGAAATTCTTCATTAGGTACTCCTTTGTAAAATGGGTTGCTATATCAGCGAACCAGGCACGCGCCGGGTTCGCGAATTGCCGATTGAATTGGATGTTAAGTCGCTGTGAATTCATGGCTACGCCCTTGTAGCCGTCGAGGGTGGCAGGGATCACCACGTCATCATCTACAACCAGAGACACTTCTGAAAAGTTGATCTCCATAGGCTCGATGGATTCGATTGGCATGGGTTCGCCTTTTTTGACGTAGCCTATTGTCATGTGTGGGACAAACGAGTGAGCAGAGTGATAAGGGACTCTCCTGTCGTCTAACTCGGAGCGCACGCGATTGTAGAGGCTCTGCATTTCTGGACTGTCAAAAAGAGCGACAACTACATCGCTGTCTCCCTCTCCGACAAATCGGGCAAGGCCGGTCATTTTCCCTTTTATGCCGGAGGTGCTGCCAGCCGATGAAAGTAAAGCCTTGACTACCTGCTCAGTATCAAGGGTGCGACTATCGCCAAGGTAGACAATCGTAATATGCAGGCCGTCGCGAGTCTTATCATCCATCAGGGGGTACGCCTTCTGGAGATCGGCGCGGAGCACGTCAGGGATCATAAGTGCGATCATGGACTTTTCGGCGCCGCCCGGCTTATCCTCTGCTTCGTTTTTTGAAATGGCTTTTGATGGGCACGCAGAGCAATTGCCGCAATTCTGCACAACAAATTCGGAGTTGCGATTTACACCACACCCGTCCATGAGAGAGCACGCGCCGCGATCTTTCGTGAGAATCGCAATATGGTCAGGGTGGATATTTTTGTGAATTCCAATGTAGTCAGTGCCCTTGAATTTCCCGCTTTCAAACACCACACCGGGAGCGTAGTACCCCGTTGACACCTCGAGCGGCTGCCCACGGAGAATAAGGTCGTACATCTTCGCGCCATCTTCGTTGGCAATAAGCACATCTTTCTCAAGCCAGAACTCGCCAACCAAACGACGGCCCTGCTCGTCAATGCTCGCATTGTAAAATCTTCCAACAACCGGGACATCAGGGTAGGTCACGCGAGCCGCACCAGAATTCTGCGATGGGTGATTCAGCACAACCGGGACATCGTTCCAGTCAAACGGGTACATACTAAACTCATCAAAGGGAACATAATACTGATTGAGCACACCTTCGACAACTGGCACACCGGGAACAACAATGTACGACTTGCCATTCCGGTTGACCTCGCGCACGGACTTGAAATCAAAATTGAAATTGTGGGAAAATATTTGAAGCATTTTCTTATTCCTGCGAGAAACAGAAAACGCCTTGAGCGCAATTGCGCTCAAGGCGTTTTCCACTTCGGCTGTCAAATCTAAGGAGAAAAAACAGGAGTAATCCGAATCGCCGCCAGTTTAGCAGGTTTTGCTTTTTTGTGCAAGTCCCATAATTGCAAATGCCCATGTGTAGAGAGTCAGATAGGGAGTAACAAAAGGGATCGCCATGAGTGCCCAGCGCAACTCGCGACGCTTTACGCCAATGAACAGCAGGATCAACCCAACAGGGATTCCCCACGGCCACGGGGCAGAATTCCACCCCTTCCCTACAGCATCAGCCGATCCGAGGAACCATGCCCCATAGACCAGAGTCGTTACGATCATGAGGATCACGAATGGGGTCACGCTGCCTGCGACCTTTCGGACTCTTTCCGCTATCGGCTCGCTTGATGTCAGGTAGGTCGCCACCCAAAAGATAACAATGGGCATCCCGATCTGAGGCTTAATCATGAGGACCAGCACGCCCAGCCACGTCGGGAACAAGAGGCCAAGCGCGACAAGGCCGTCGATATTCCCAAGAACTGAATTCATCAGCACACCGCCGAACACAACCAGCGGAAGGATGAAAACGATCCTGACTCCCGTCTTCAACGCCACCCACGTATAGGCTGCGATATTGGCTACAAAAATGATCGGGACAGAGAGACTCAGCGGGAGCTTTGCGATAGGGATCAGCGGGACCAGTAGCCAAGCAGGATTCCAGTACCCATCAACGCGATACGGGGAATCCCCACTGGCAAGCGCCCGCGCCGCAGGCTCAAAGTATAGGCGCCAATCAGCGCCCAGCACATTCGAAGCAAGTTCTCCGCCGCTGAAAAGCGCATACCTGACAGCCATGGCGATTGCAACCATGGAGATCAACGAGACAATCAAAGACACAAGTTCAACTACTTTTATCTTCATCATCGGCAATCCATTCCTCTGTCACGTCAATTGCATACACCTCGGTTGGTACGTTTCCGAAGTGGGGATGCGTAATGACTTCTTTTTTTACGCCTTTCCACCTTCTGAGCATAAACCTACCTGCCTGAAACCCTCGCCACAAAACAACCTTTTCGTACTGCCGATTTTCTAGTTTACTTACCCAGTGCAGTCCGCGATACTCGAACTTCTTTTCTCCGCGCTCGATGGCGTCGTAGTATTCATATTTTAGATGCAAAACAAGGTTACTAGAAGCCATTTATTCAAACCTTTGAGAGACTATATCGTCAGCACCATAAGCGGTCTCAGCGCGAAATACAACCCGCTGAGACGCTTGAGCGAATGCGATCAGGTGGTGAAGCCTCAGTCGGTGCAATACGCCACGACGACGAATCTCAATGGTCATCGTGGATGTATCCAGAGTCATCAAGAGCGATCCATCCATCCCGCGAACCTGCACGACTCTTCCCTCCGAATCTGTCTCTGGCTCAAACACTGTCATTTTCCACTCCATTTCCGCGTTTCAATTTGACACAGGCAATTCGCCCTGCACGTCGCACCACCAAGCGGGACGATGTGATTTATCGGCATCCATCCAAGGTCCGCCAATTCTATACAGCCTGGCGTTTCTGCGGAGTCGGTGCAATGGTTTTCGTTCTCGCCAAGTACACGCCGCGCTTGATCGTGACCCATCGCGATCCCTCGTTGCAGTTTCACGTTTTGATAAAAGGCGTTTCCGTACCATCCATACGACCCAGCGCGTGACACAGCGGTCCCATCAAGGGCCTGCGCACCTGTGTCGAGTTGTCTTGCAAACTCTTCGAAGCGCCTAAACTGCATGAGCACAAAGATATAAAACAAATCTCTCCATGACTGATCGTCAAACAGAAATCCGCCAAGCCACAAAAGCCAGATGGTTGCGTAAAGGGCTTTCAGGATGTTCCGCGACCGCTCATACCAAACCACGAACATGATCGTTCCTGCGATGAGTTGCCTTGTTTCATTGCGCAGGCGCTCACGCGCATTTGCAGAGACACGCATTACCGAACGCCTCAATACATCCCCTGAGACTGCACGACCATTGGGATCGCGATAAACACCGGTAGCAGGATCGAAGGTGTAATCCTTCTCTCCCTTCGGTAGACTCCTGCTTACGCTGCCAGCAGGCCGAGCCGTCAGCAATCCGCGCATGGAAGTAGAGGAATTCCACATCTCCTTCGCAAGTTCGACATCGTTGCTGTCTATGTCTGATATAAAACTCCGCACTTCGCCATCAGTGGGAAACGTGAAGGACTGCCAATTACTAGGTCGCATTTTTTCCTTTACGCCGGAATAGACTGTTGCGTCTGTTCAGATTTCAAGCCATACTCAGCGGCCGCATCGGTGCCTTCCGTTGCCTGGTCCACAGGTAAAGCCTCACCCTTCTTCTCTTCAATAACCGCCTCGTTGACGGTAACTTTGTACTTAAAGTTTTTGCGCAGGAAGTCAGCAATGTCGATGTATCCCTCCGGGACATTCCCGGTGATCGAAAGGATGGTCTTAGACTCTGTCTCGGCAAGGTTGGCTTTTTCAATTGTGGTCAACTGGAATAACTCGGGCCATTCAAGAGATATTTTTCCGGTAGGCTTTGGGATAATCTGCAAATCAACCAAGCGCATTGCAAAGTCCTTTACCCATCGGGTACATGTTTTCTTCTGGCGGGCCTCAACAACACTTGCCCAATTTGCGTCGTCAGACGATGACGCAAGTTCCCCACGCTCAGAGCCAACCAGTACACGCTGGGGCATCCTGGCGGTCCCTGCAATGTCGGTGATAAGCAGGTCATGTTGCTGGCGTCCATCGACAACTTGCCCGCCAAGATCGTCCACGGTCACACCTTTGACGCGCATAGTACGACGGAGTCCATGCTCCCACTCGTCAATCTCAGAAACCATATCGTTGTACTCGGGAGTTCCCTTTACTGGAAAGTTCGTGCCTTCTTGAGCACTGAGGATAAGACCTTTACGGATCAGCATCCAAAACGCCTCACTGGACGAACCGACAACCTTCTCGAGGTCAGACAGCAGATTGTACGGCCTGCGCAGACGAGGGATTCCGTATATCCGAGACCTTCCGTATCCATCCTTCAAATGCACAACCCGACTCCAGTGTACGTTGATCGACTGCCCACCATCCTCGAGTTTGATCGTGTACGTCTCGGCCATTCCATAGCGAGGGCTGTTTGTGTTGCGATCAAATGTTGCAATCGGGGCCTGCCCCTCGTCGAAGACCTGAACATAAGCGATCTTGCCAGCATTCGCCCAATTACCCTTGTTGTCAATAAGGGGGTCGGAAAACTCACCGGGGACCCCAAGAAGTATCACAGAGTAACGAGAAAACCCGAGGGCTATATCAGCCTCATTCATGGCAGGCCAAATCTCAAGGTCATCAGCCAGGCGATTCCACGAGGATAGAAATTCGGTGTGCTGACTTGAGTTCTCGTCATCACCAAGGATACCCCCGTCTTTCATGATGGGTGGATTGCGCCAACTCTCATCAGCCAGAGAATCCACAAGCGCACCCGCGAGGCCATTTCGGTCGTACATATCAAACATGTCATTGTAGACAAGATTTTTTTTCCATCCAAAAACATCGTAGTGATCTCGTGCGCCACCATGGGTTTGCCCCAGCGTACTTGCAAGCGCAGCCCTTGAGACAAGACCCGTGACGTTCTTGTACAAAGTTATAATTTCCTTTTTTGTCATGCGGGGGGATGGAACTGGAATTCTCAGGTATTTCAGATCATTTGCTTTAGCCATATTTTTATCTCCATGTGCCAGCACTTGCAGGCAGGGGCGCAAATGTCAGCATAAGACTCTCTGCACGATCAGGAGACCTACCTAGCAACTCCTTCATCGTGTCCTTGTCACTCACACGTATTCTACCACCTCGGATGAAGTAGGATGGCGCAGCCAATTCCTCAAGCAGATCATCATCAGGTGGGAGCATGGCCCCGGGGTCATCACGTAGCCACACCATCACGCTCCACCACAATTGATCGCGCATCTGAAAAAACTCACCCATCTTCTCGTCAGGCGCAGCCATGGGCGCATACGTTGGTGAAGACGCAACCATGACCCCTGTTGCACGACTCGCGCCAAGCCTTACCATGCGGGGGGCAACGCCCGCACCGACTCCTGTCCCATCAGTGAATATATAAATATCATTCATGGGCAATCCAAGTTGCTTGAGAATTCCAAACCCTTTGATCGCCGTAGCGTCAGGGTCGATGCCGGACCAACCTTGCTGGCGTGGCACCCAGCCCCCATACCTCAAGGTCAACTGATTGGTGTCTCTGCCCATGTCGGCAATATCCAGACCTACAATTGGGCGTACATTGTGAGGCGGATTCTCTCCATACTTTGCGACATAGGTCAACCATCGACTGACGGCATTATCAAGCCAAACACGAGAAATCAATTGCGTCTCAGATCGCGGTGGGTAAATCCCTAGCACCATGTAAAAAAACGCTGGGTTGGTAACTCTTCTATGACCAGCAGGGAGCGGAGGATACTCAACATTCCCCATACTTCGAGCAACACTGCCCACAAGGAAATCAGGAACCTCAAAGCACTCCACATCGACCGTTTCATGGGGGGCAAGCGGGCGCGTCCATTCATTGATACGCCTGACAGTTTTTTCTCTGGATACCGCTCCAGAGATAACATCCTCACCAGTGGAAACATTGGGATGATCGAATGCGGACAAATGAATAACATTCCCCTCCCGCCGCTTCACCATGCCCGAAACAGTACCCACGTCGGCGCGGGGATTGAACATGATGAGCATACGAGTCATACCGCCGGACATGCAGGACTCTATACCCTTGAATACTTCTTGCGGAACCGCGTCGGCTTCATCGACAATAAAAAGCATGTGGGGGGCGTGCTTGCCTGAGAACTTCGCCTCTCTCTGTTCTGGCGTTCCGGCCATAGGGATTGAAACACCAGTAATGAATGACTGCGGGCTACGTTGGATATTCATACCGCTGGACACATCACTACCGGGGAGGAGGTCCTGCCTCTTTCTGGTAAGCGAGCCAATTTCGCCCCACAGAATTTTTCTTAAGTTTCTTTCAGGGGGAGCAGCCGTCGTGTACACCTGGGCGTCCGGGTAGCACAAATAAAACCAGAGGGCGATACGCGCAGCAGCATGACTCTTTCCAGTTGCATTGGCCGAGACCGCAATAGTCACAGGGTTGTCGCGAACAGAATTCATAACTGTTTTGATTGGGTCCGTGTATCTTTCACCAAGGACCTCCGTACCAAAACGGACAGGGTTTTCGGCGTATTGCGAGAAATCAACAACTCCGGTCTGAGCAACCATCCCACTTTTGGAACTCTCACCCATCCGAGTCCTTTTTTCAATCTCAGCCGCCAGCAGCAGGCTTATCTGCTGGTTTATTATTTTTGTGCTGGACACCCGCGATGACGACAAGTGCATCCTCTCCTGCCTGAATTCTCTGCTGTATTTCAATAATTTCATCAAGAGAGAACTCAGACCAATTTATGTTTACATTGAAGTTGGGCTTTTCCTTTTCAGCCCAAAGCGCCTTGTAGTTCAAATACTGAGCGCGTTTATCCAAAATTGCCATGACCGCCGAAAAGTATATAGGATCCGGGGGGGGAGGCAGGTCCCCCTCTTCTTCTGGCTGTGGAATAGCAAGGGGGTAAACACGTTCAAACATTTCTTCAAGCCTCAAAAGGTCAAGGCGTAAATTCTCTTCGGCTAACTCCTTCTGATCTTCTATCAAGGTTCTGATTGCGTCCTTGCAATCCTTGTACGCAAGACCATGAGAATATGTCTGAGGAACCAATTTCAATTCCTTCAAGCGCCTTGCTATTTGACGATAGTTAAGTCCCTGGCGCTGGAGATCAAGTGCCCATGTGCGTCTTTGCAAAAGTTTCACTTCCTCGCTTGCCTGCGCAGTCGTTTTTTTCTTTTTTGGTGATTTACCTTCTCTCGTTGTTCTTGTTGCCATTTGTTCAACTCCATATTCGCATTTGTTCAACTGGCATTATATAACAAAAAAAAAGACCGCACGATAGCCATGCGGTCTTTTTTTTTGTTGATTGCACTCCTGATCTAGGTCGAACTAGCCAGAGCCTTTGCGCGGGAACTGCGCTTTGCGAATGCAGCCTTGGATTCTTTCGAGCCTTTCTTGAGGTTCTTTAAAGCAGCACGCGCATTACGCTGGCGGGTTTTCCACTGCGCCAATTTCTTTTTACCTTTCGGCTTTGGACCCATAGTAGCTTCTCCTTTCTTTGTCGTTTTGAACTGCACACAAATTCTAATAACATCAGCATCAAAAATCAAGAAAACGCACCTTACAGTTTTTGACACTTTGCAGAGTTATATAACCAGACTGCGGGGTGATGCGGTATATAACGTATAATGATAAAATTGGATGTTGCAAAGCAACAGAAACGGAGGCACTAATGCACTTTCCAAACTCAAAGGCGCTACTTGAATACATGAGCGCCAAATCCGACACCGTGATCCTTTCCTTCTCCAACGGGAAAGACTCGCTGGTGGCGTGGCTGGTATTGCGGAAATATTTCAAGAAGGTCATTCCGTTTTACCTATATGCTGTACCTGGGCTTGAGTTTATTGAGCAGGGCTTGAGCTACTACGAGGATTTTTTCAAGACTAAAATCCTGCGGTACCCTCACCCATCCTTTTACAGGATGCTCAATAACCACGTATTCCAATCCCCGGAGAACTGCCTGCCTGTTGAAATGGCTGGACTCCCGGACTACGATTACGATCACGTCCACAACATCATACATGAAGACTTTGACCTTCCTGATACCGTGTGGGTTGGCACCGGCATAACCGTATCAGACAGCATGACTCGCCGCGTTGCGCTCAAGCGCAATGGCCCCTTGAATGTCCACCGTAAAACATTCTTCCCCATCTTCGACTACAAAAGGGTTGACTTGGTGCGCGAGATCACAGAGGCAAAGGTCCGCCTTCCTGTGGATTACCGCGTTTTCGGAAGATCGTTTGACGGCATTCATATCCAGTACAGCGAACCCATGAAAAAGCATTTCCCTCGGGACTACAAGCGCCTTAAGGAATTCTTTGGCATGATCGAAATAGACATTCTTCGAATGAGATTCAGAGAGGACTACTACAATGGCACCGAAACAAGCGACGAAAATTACACCTGCGCATGATGGCGAAGTGTCCCTACGTGCTCGCACGCAAAAGCCTGTAACCAAAAAGGCTAAAGAAAAACTTGACCGACAGAAGGCCGCCGCCGAAGAGATCGCCGCTTTATCAGATCACTTCAAGGCGATAAAAGAGAACGACAAAAAAATGCGTGCCCAGCGTGACGACACGATGGACTCCGAGTTCTGGATTGCCATTTGCTTCCAGAACCGCGCACAAAAAGAGGAATTTCTGCGCCTTGTGAAATTCCCCAAGACCATAGGCGACAAGTATCTGGACGGCATGAAGGTCGCTAAGATACTCGGGGTCAAGCTGACGACACCTGTACCGCCAAAGCGGAAACACAAGCACGAAGGTAAATTCTTTGCCGACCTTGCGCTTGATATTGACGGAAGCGTATAGGGAATCCCATGTACAAGGTCTCTGTAAAAATACCGCGCATGAGCATACGCCATGATGCAGGTGTGTCCGCTTCATCGAATGTAACTATCATGCGGGAAGGTCAAAACCCCGGCGTCGTTGTCACTGTCGGTCCGGGGATGTCGGCTTTTCTCATGGAGCTAGTTGGAGAGGCAAATAAAGCCGAAGCACTGCGCCCCATACTTGAGGAACTTGCGTCACTGGTGCGGGATCATGGACCTGCTGAATGGACGGGAAAAGCGAGCATGATCGAGCGCCTTACCACCCTCGGCCTCGAAGACATTGCCGAAGTAATCCAATCCGCGAGGGCATCATGACATCAAAGCACAGCAAAGTAACCGAGCAACACGTTCAGGCTATCATGATGAAATTCATCCTTGAGAAGATGAGGCATGAGGTCGTGATCCCGAACGTCGAAAGACTACTTCCTCATGAAGCCGATATGGTTTCCTACACGCGCAACCAGCTTTTGCATGAGTTCGAGATCAAGCTGGACAAGTACGACTTTCAGGAAGACAGGCATAAGCCGAAACACGCCACGATCCCCACAGCAAAGGAAAACTCACCTGCCTACTTTTGGTACGTGACCTATAACTTCTCCATCCAGCCACCCGCTCACGCAGGCTGGATATTGATTAAGAACACAGGCGAGGTCCAGGTCATGAAGGAGGCTCCAAAGCATAACGAATGGAAGATGGAGGCAGATAAATTCAGGTATGCCGCCCTCACCCTTTCAAAGAGAGTGGCGCGAATGTATATGGC